ATGTTGAAAAACTCTTGCTTTAGATGCGCGTGCTCTCTAAATGCGCCTCGCATAACAGATGTTGTCATATCTGACTCATGTTCTTTAACACCTCGATGAGTCATACAATGATGTTCTGCTTGCACTAATACAGCAACACCTTCTGCCTCAGTTTCTTTCTGAATAGCATCGGCAATTTGAACAGTCATTTCTTCTTGAATCTGCGGGCGAGAAGCGATCCAATCCGTGATACGATTAAACTTACTAAGGCCGATAACATTCTTGCCCGGAAATACGCCAATATATGCTTTACCAACAATGTTTTGAAAATGATGGGCACAAGTACTCCTTATAGTAATAGGGCCTGTTACATATAATTCATCATATTCTGTTACATTAGGAAATGCTGTAACTTTAGGCGGATTGGCATATCGACCTCTGAATGTTTCTTTAATGAACATCTTAGCAACACGTCGTGCCGTATCCTGCGTATTATGATCGTTAGTGGTGTCAATAACTAAAGAATACAGAACTTGCTGAAACTTATCTGCTACTTCATCAACCAAAAGATCAATTTCATCCTCACTATGAATAAAAGGTGAAATGTTGTCATTAGCAAAAAATCTAGTTTGCCCTTCTTTAATACGATCACGAATGACCTGACTCATTGAACGACCAAACACTGCGCCCTCATACCCTGGATGGTATGGAGCATCCTCAACCAATTTATTACTCATAGTCATTAAACACCCTTGCTAATTTTTTTATTTCATCTTTGGTCATAAAAAATTCATAAGTATTTCTTAAAATTAAATCTGCTTTTTCATCATATTCTTCTCTAATAAAATGTACAACCTTTGTATCACTTGGTGACTTACATTCACCTATATGTACATACATTTTAAAATTCGTTTTATCTACTATTTGCATTATATTCTCCATCACCTTACTAAATTATTCTTTATTTCCTTCAATATTCGTTTTTTTATCAATGATTGCTCAAACATAGAATAGTAATACTTTAACCCATGGAATGGTTTTTTCAAATGACTAAAAAATTTTATTTGTGTACATGCCTTAGACAACGCAAAAATTTCACGAGTAGTATTAAAGTATTGTAGATTAATTTTTTCATTAGTATGAAACTTAATATAATATAAAACATCACCTATGTCAAATACTATTTTTGTCTTATTTCTTTTTACTAAAAAAGATAAATCTAAATACCTGAACCATTTACTAATATTGTATCTACCTTGAATTACATTAACATTATTAACAAATTCGTTATCATGAAAAAAAGCATTGCACTGAGATATTTCTAACATATCTTCGCTATAAAAAACAATCGGTAGATATAACGATATTAAAAAAGGATTACTATACCTCACGTGGAAAAAGTTATTAAAAACTTTTTGGTTATACATGTGGGATTTAATATCTTTACCTATGTCCAATTCGTATGCTAGAGGCGACTTAAAGGTATATAAATTTCGTAATTCATCTTTCACAGCAGGACATTGCCTAATATCATTTTCTTTATCATTTAGAACAGGCATTTCCTTAATAACTAAATCAGGTTCTAAAAAACTTAGATTTAAAAAATCGCTACCATCTAAATTGCTCGAAAAAAAAGGATTGTAATCTTGATCACGTGGATAAGAATTGAAAGAATAATAAACAGTAATACTCATCTAAATTTTATATTTAAACTAGCAGTAATTCTGCAACCAGGTGATTCAAACGGATATACCATGTGCGGTAAATCAGCAGGAAAAATAACATATTCTCCAGGCATTCCATTGTATTTATACATTGTATTATCTATAATATAATTATTTTTCGGCGCACCTAAACTAAGAAAAGTGGTGACGCCACCGGGTCTAGAATTATTAATTTCGGATAAAGTATGTTCATACAAAATATGCTCATTTGTTTCAAGGTAAATTACACATACTAAATCACAGGTAGGATGAATGTGTAAAGGTTGAAAATCACCAGCATATTGATAATTGAACCATGCTTCAGAAATATTAAATTGGTAATCCTTATTTACGCTATCCAATGGCAAATCAAAGGATTGAGAAATAAATTGTGAGCAAGTACTTTTTATAAATCTATTTAATTGATTATTCTCAAGCAAGCTATCAGAAAAAGAAACATTTTTAGAAATTTTTCCTATTAAATTTTCTGATGCGTTTTTGTCAATGGGTACAGAGAAAAATTTATATTTTTTATTTTCATTTATTAGTAAGGTGCTAACCGTTTCATCTATTCTGCCTGTTGCTATCATAGGCCCGAATGGACGAAATATATTCATTAGGTTCCCCATTCATTCTTAAACAATGGCACTTGGAGTCTGTCGCTATACCTCCAACCTTTCTTCATTGCCATTAGTGCAACATTCTTATTATTCATAGAATAAACTGATTCTACACCACCTACAGGCATTAGATATACAGGACCAGTGAAACCATTGTCTTTATAACATTCTACTGCCATAGCAGCCTCTGCTACATCCTTTTCGTCAGCAACAACAAACTTAAGATAGACATAACCATGTTCTTGATACTGCATAATAATTTCTGGACAAATAGCATCTTCCCATTTTTCACCACTGACACTTAGTTTAGGACTTACACTAAATGTTAGACAATCCCAGCCTTTGCGCCAATGAGTCTTGAGATATTCAGAGAATTTAGGTTCTAGTTTTTGAGTTCCGTTGGTCTCGAATGTGAGTTCTTCAAGATTGACCATATCGGGGTGCGAGAGGAGATCAGGATACGACCTTTGCCACCCAAGGAGTGGTTCACCTCCTGTAATAACGAGATGCTCACTTGTCCACTTGCCATGAGGTAGCATATGTAGAATGGCATCAACAATAACATCAACAGACACAACAGGGCTAAGATGCTTGAACCTAACATCCCAACTAGCGTAACTATCACAGCCTGTAGTAACCAGAGGCAAAGATTTATAATTTTTGTACTGATCCGCGTGTTGTGCAATGATGTCTCTTTCATCACTCTTTTCTCCTCGGGGCATGCCAAAGCCATCGCAAGTAAAGTTACAACCAAAGGTTCGTAGGAATACACTAGGTACTCCCATGAATCGACCTTCACCTTGGATAGAATAAAATAGTTCTGATACTTTGATTTTGCTCATGATATATTCCAGTTAATAATACTATATTATATAGTATTCTATTCATCTAAATCAATCGGATTATTAGTATTTTCTTCAGCTAATTTGTTCTTTTTCGGCAAACTGACGATTCTTTTATCAATATCAACCTGATCAAGTTGTTTCTTTAGATAATCTAAGAATTGATTATTGAACTCACCATTGTCATGCTCCTGAGTAATAATAGCATCAAGATCCATATTTTCAATCATTTTATATTTAGTTGCCTGTAACTTCTTTTCTTTTTGTATTCGTCGCAAAAAAGCAAAATAAATTATTTGGGTATAATATGCAAACGGATTAGATGATTTTGCAGGATCAAATTTTGCCACAGCAGTCAAACAATTTTCTATACCATCACTAATCATATCATCTTTAAAAGTATAATTAATGAAATTGGATTTGTACGATAGATGTGTTGCAATCTTAATAAAGCATTCACCTATATAATTAGGCACCTGTGGATGTTCTTTACCCTGTTCTTTAGCAGCATCAATAGAACTTCTATATTCTATAAGAGCTTGTAGAAACTTTTTGTTATCTACATAATGTGAAGAAACCGGAATAGGTTCCTCAATGAATGCTGTGTCCGCTTGGGGTAAATCTTTTGATTTCTTCTTCGCTACTTTCATCATCTTCCCTATCTGATTTTCCTAAACTTTTAAGTATTTCAATAAATTTCTGCTTCTCAACTGAAGAAGTAAACTCTTCTATTTCGTCTGTTTCAGCTTCTTCTTTTTCACCAATAAGAAAATTCAAATAACTTTCTTTCAATTTTTCTTCCACATCTGATGCTACTATAATAGTATCAACAGGAATTTCAAATACTGTTTCTGTGACAAATTTAATCCAAGGTTGGAACACATACCCTTCAATGATAGAAGTTCCTCTCGGATATCGAATAGGTGTAAGTATAACAGGATCAACTACAGATATTGTTTTAGACTTTCTAAGCTTGGAACAATCGTTATCAGTAGTGCAAATAATATTTTCACCATTAGTCAATTTCAAATACTTATAGTGGAGATTTTCTGTACTCATTCGATGGGTACCTTTACCAATTTGTAATCGAAATGTTCATCATTATAAATTTTAATTCGCTCAATCATATGCAATAATGTAAAGTTCTTTTTGGATTTCCAAGATAAGTCGTCACCTATGTCATATAAATTACAAGAGTCTTTTGTTTCACTTGTTCTTAATCCCCTGCCAATAGATTGCAGATTTCGAATTCTAGATTTGGAAGGCGATGCAAAAATAATATTATGGAGATTTTTGATATTTATTCCTGTCGAGAAAGTACCATACGACGCTACAATTATAGCATTATTTTCTTTCTCTGTCAATTGTCTTACCTTTTCACGTTGTTCTGTATCAGTGCCGCCATACACAAAAAATACTTGCCTATCTTCACATTTTGCCCAGATCATATCATATAATAACTTACCATGTTTTTCTACAAACTGAAACAATACTAAAGTATTGCCCGTTTGATTTATTGCAAGATTTCGTATAAATTTGTTTCGATTGTTGTATTGAACAATAAAATCCATTTCGTCTTGATATGACATACCTTTAACTATTTTTCTAATTTCGTCGGGATATTCTAAAATAATATTATAGATTTTTAGATCAGCTAAGGTTTTTTCTGTTATTAGTTTCTTGGTTGTGGTGACTTTATAAACGGGACCAAAGAGTCCCTCCAGTACCAGCTTGTGCGTTTTGGTTCCATCCAGAGTCCCCGTTGTACCGATTCTGTACGGGGTAATCGTACATTTATTAAGAATCCCTGTAAGACTTTTTGCTTTAAATAGATGTGCTTCGTCGCCGTAAATTGTTTGAAACTCGGCAAAGAATAACTTGGGTAATTTATAAATGGATTGCCAAGTACTAATAACAACATTATAAAGATTAGTTTTTTCATGCCCACCATAAATCCTACGACAATTCTCACTTGTTTTCCAATTGTTTATCCCAGAGTAGTCTTGGAAATCTGAATATATCTGTTCCACAAGGCTTGTTGTAGGGACAAGTATGAGTTGTCGTCGTCCAAATTTTTCGTGCCAGCGGACGAGGCAGTAAATAATAAGAGATTTTCCCGAACCAGTTGGCGATAATAAGAGCTTTCTTCCATTGATAATCGCTTGATAGATTGCATCTATTTGATAGTCCCTAATTTGTATTGGTTGTCCTCTTGATGTTAAATTCAATGACTCACAAAATTCTTTTACATCTTCATATGCACATTCATCAGATGATTGTTTATAATTAGATTCATCAACTTCATATTCTCGTTCTTCTGCAAAATTTTTTACATAATCCTTCAGACCCACATAAAGTTCTTTTGTAAACATTGAGAATAAATGAACTTTACCATCCCACATTCTTGATTTATATAATGGATGAAATTTCGCACCAGGAACATCAAATGAAAAATAATCATTCAACTCTTGCGCAATTGAAGCGTCAGAATCTACTATGAGATGTACCTCATTCTTTTTGCGAATACTTATTTCTGCCATCACATTAAACCATTAGTAAATTTTGTCCACTCTATACTGGACTTAATGTCCCATGTTCGAGAATTGATAGAACGTATAATTTGTTCTAATTGATATAATACTGTTTTAAAATACTCAACCTTATCCTGCAGTGTAATTAAATCAGCATCTCCCTGAAGAAACTCATCTATTTCGTTCTTTAATGGTTTGGTCCCTTGCCATTGGGACCAACCTTCATCTTCTAATTCTTGTCGAGTCATTTCACCTCGATAGTATCTATATTTCTTTCTTCTACAATTAAAATAATCTGATTCTGCTTTTCTCAAATTTAATCTTGTGGAAGAAAGAAAATTTAAATACTTGGCATGGAGTGTTGGTACACGGGCCGACTCCTTGCCAAGATTTGTTTCATCAATTTTACAGTCCTCGGCCCACATTTCCTGTAGTTCGGACAATTTCATAATTTATTTTTGATATTGAATAATTAGTGATGGATTACCTGCAAAACAGAATGAACCATAATGGTTAAGAGAAATTGTAGGATCAAGCCAAATATCGCCACCTATATCTTGCCATCTACGGCAAAAGGTATAATCCTCGGAAAGATATCTACGATCCACTGGATCAATCATAGTATCAAATAACGCATAAAAATGATCGGACAAATCCGCATTTAATTGTACATCATTATTATACTTAAGTTCTGGGTATGCTTTAATCATCTTAAGAATAGCTTGGCGTTTAATCATCATAAACCCAGTACCAGCATCATGCAACTTTACAACTCCTCGATCCACAGCAATAGAACGATCGTCTTTATTAATAAACTTAAAGTTTACTGCATAGTCAGCACCCATAGCAGAAATAGCGCCACCGTCTTTGACCTTTTCTGGATCATTGATAATTGTGTCTTTAATACGATCCCAATTTACACCTTTCTTAGGATAGGCGCCCACACACACGTCTCTATTATGAGCATATAACTTAAGCATGTCATCAACATTAAATTCAATATCTGCATCGATAAACATTAGATGCGTATAATCGGATGCTAAGAAATATGCCAATAAAACGTTTCTTGCTCTTGTTACTAATGACTCATTTGCAATAGTACCAAATGCAAGTGGAATTCTATGCTGATTAAAAAAGGTCATCATCTTAATAACAGATCGAAAATATGGTTCAGTTAATGCTCCCCCATAACAAGGTGTAGCAATAAAGAACTTATTATTTCTTAGCTCATCAATACTAATTGAAATTTTTCCTTGGTCATCCGCAACTACAGGCTGTAAATTCTCAGCAGTAGGTTCAATATTTTCTGCCATAATTACCTCAAAAATTTATAAAGGTTTAATATCAAAATACTTATATTTGAATGATGCGATACCTATAAAGTACGGTACGTCGTTTGTGGTCACATCAAAATCCAATGCTTCTAATGAAACTGGGAACAAATCATAGAATATAATATCAGTTTTAGGATTGTTTGTCGAGTCTAAAATAGTTAAAGTAGCATCTGAGTATGCCAAAGCATCCGTTCTTCGTCCACCTTGAGAATATGGAAAACGATTTTCTCGTTTTTGGACAAATGATGTAAATTGCTTATGTTCTTTTGGAAACCCCAAAGCAACCAACCAACCAAATAATTCTAGATAATTAGACATGTCCTCTTGAATAATAAAACGTATGGTGAAATCACCAAAATTTATTTTATCACCAATTATAGGAATGTCAAGAAAGGGAGAGGGTTGTAACGCATTGCCAATCTGTAATGCCGGCAAATTTGCCGATTGGCAAGTATACGCAACATAGGGTAATTCTTTAATGGTAAATCTAAAACCGTTAGGTCTTAGATAATCATAAGTTGTTACTCTATTATTAGTAAACGAACCTGTTAATAGTGAAATATTTGCAGTATACGCCATCTATTGTCCTTTCACTATTATTTATAAAGACAAAAAAGGGGGATTACTCCCCCTTAAGTCCGATCTTTGTCGGCTCAATAGATTACATAAGATTTGTAACCTTAGTACGACGATAGTACTGATTGCGGTTTGCTGTAAATGTATCAGCATCCACTGTACCATTAGCCTGTACAACATATGGATT